TATCATACCGAAGGGTACCAATTCGCTAAAAACTTTTTCCTCGTTCATCTCTTTGAGGTTTATGACAGTATTTATATCAGTGAGCTCTTTAAAAAATTTCTGATTGGATAACCAACCGAAAAGTACAAGGCACATGACTAAATCGTCATGATTGCCTGGTTCTGCTTCATATGAAGTTCCCTTCTGACTAAAAGTAGAGAACTCGCGAATAGTTTCAAAATCATTGATGATCAATTGATTCTGTTCTACGAGCAGTTTGATCATAGAACAACCGATAGACTTGACAGATTTAGTAGTACGTATACCTTTATCTGCTCTGCCGTTGAATCCTGCTACACCAGACAATAGACGCTTACCTTCTCGTCCATTGTTTTCTGTCAGTAACATATTTTCGTATTCGTATTCTTCAAAAATAATACCGGAAACTTGTTCTCCGATATCATTGACTTCAACGAGTATATTAGCATCGTTAAAATACTTTGCAGCTGCGTGTACAGCAGCAGCGTAATCTACAGGTGTGATCATATTATTACGATATGCACCAACCTGAACATAAGGCATTTGTGTGATGTCGATGACTTGGAAAGCCGAGTAGTCAAGGCCTTTGCCTCTACTCACGTCGACGACTATGACATAATTGCCTTCTAATTTTGGCTCTTCATATACTATAATACCGCCTACTTCTTTTATAGACTCTTTATATACGAGTTGCTTGAGTTTCCAGCCTGCGATCAATGTACCTGACGAACCGAGAAATTCACATTCCATTTCCTGCGCAAATTTCTCTGTGTCAAAGTCCATCGCGGCGAGTGTTTCTTCTCGCCATTTATCATCTCGACCTGGTACGTCAGTCCATAGTACTTGTACGAACTGATACCCGTTCTTGCCCGCTTTCGCTCCTTCGCACGTCTTGTAGAAGTGATTCAGACCGTTCGGTGTCGATGTCAAAAGAATTTTGGTTGTTGTACCAGAAGAAATTGTAGGAAATACCGAAGCGAAGAATTCGTCCCAGTTCTCTACGAATGCTGTTTCGTCTATATAAAGAAAAGATACTGATTTACCTCGAATTGCTGATGATGATGTGGCTGCTGCAAGAATCTTAGAACCATTCTCAAATTCTACCGATCCTTTGTTCCATTCGATGACACCTTGCTGCAACCATTTCGGCAGAGCTTCATAAGCCGTCTTGATACGATCCAATATTTCTCTCGCAGCATCTCCTTTGTTTGCGAGAAGAGCGACAAGCTTATGATCGTTAAAAAGAATATAATGGAGTATAAGGCAAACAGCAGTCGTTGTCTTACCCGCCTGCCGGCTTGTAACCACGCATGTTCTTCTGTTCTTTGTGGTTTTTTCAATGATGTCCTTTTGATATTCGTAGAGCTTGATTGGTATGAGTCCGTGATCTACATGGACAATCTGAATATACCGCTCAGCAAAATAGATGGGATCTTTGGCGCACTTCATGAACTCCTTGACCATGTCTTCGGTCCATTCTATAGTAACGCCTTTACGCTTGAGGTTTATATTACCGAGATATGAACGGTATTCCTCAATATCCTTAATATCAACTGTCATCTTTATTCATCAACTTCAGTAGCTCACTCGTAGAGCCCACAAAAAGATTGTTGTTGACTGTTTCCTTCTTCTCTTCTGGTGTTTTACCAGATAGTTTTTGTTTGCGTTCGTGCATACCCAACAAATCGTTGTTCATATCACCCATTGTTTTAATCATCGTAGCAAGTACTTCATATGCTCGTGGATGCTGTGACTGGTCTGCTACTGCGAGTAGTTCATCGATAGCACCGTGACCTTTCTCAATCAAATCATAGAAATTCTGACGTACATATTTGGTATCGGTGTCTAGTTCTTTGTCATCTTCAAGTGATGGACGATAAGTAGTGGGTAATTTTTCTTCATTACCAATCTCAATGATGTGAGTTTCTTTCACATCTAAAACATCGTTTAAATTTTTCATTTCTTTATCCTTCATCATTCATCAGGCCATGGGCCTTTTACTACATCTACATCTCCAGTATTCGCGCCAGCATTGATCTGCGACAACGCGAGAGATTCAAGATCAGGAGCTGATATAGTAATAGTAGGTGTACTAGTGTATCCTGTACCGCCACTTGTTATAGTAATGCTTTCTATAGAATCAATATCGCTGTCGACTAATGCAGTTGCTGTGGCATTTGAACCGCCACCGCCAGTAATAGTAACTGTCGCGTTTTGATAACCTACACCCTTTTCAACGAGAGTGATTGTTGTTACTTTTCCATCTGTTATACTTGCCACTGCTGTTGCCTGCACTACGTTTAGATTAGAATATTTAGTAGCTGTGTTTCCAGCTAAAAGTCCCGGCTGATTAAGCAAACGTGTTGCTACTTTTAATGTTGGTGCTGTACCTGTAGGAGCAGCTGTAATACTATCATATAGTGTTGCATCATATATTTGTGTATTAGCAAGCTTAATAACCTTTTCTCTATAGGTTGGACCAAAGAATACACCTTTCATTGTAAAGTCTAAAGTCCAAATCAAGGCGCGCCTTTCTTCATAATTACCTTCATACACATCGTCCTGATTTGTACTTGTCAAAACGAGAGGAATGTCTAAGGTAATATCAGGATCCTCGGTAAGTTGAACCGTAGTAGTCCATTCAGGTGTGAAGTATGGCAAGATCTGCTCTACAATTCGAGTGCCATCAGTAGTATTCTTTACATAAATCGATAATGAAAAATTAATATCGTATGGTACAGAATTATAACGATACATTTTTCTTTTACCATGCTCATCATTTAATTCTACTGTCGTATGTCTGCCAATCGTAGGTAGTTTTCTTTCTGATGCATAATTAAAGCCTGTTACCTCGAAACCCATCCGAGGCAATACGATCGAAAATGGAAATTCTTGTGGATCTCGTCCACCATCGATACCATCGATGCGGGCCAGGAATTTTTCTCGTGGACCATATGATAGTGGTACCTTAATAACCTGTTTGACATTACCGTTAGCATCTTCTCTGTTAATTTGAATATCGTTGAACAGAGTACCAAACAAGATTACATACTTGCGCAGAGTATCGTGATAAAAAGTTCTTCCAAACATTAGTATCTACCACCTTCGCTAAATGGATCTTGTTCTGAGAAGTCGATGAACTCTGAGACAGTTTGAAAGGTTCTAGAATCATCATATTCATCACCTGAGTATTCATCACTAGTCATACCCAATGGTCGGCCTGTATTCGCATCCATTACTATATTGTTGTTCGCATCATATGTGACACCATCATCAGTTGTGTTGACGGAAAGAGTATATAGAGTTTCGTAATTATCGATAGTTGGCACACCAGTATTCAATTTTTCTCCGCTATATTCCCACTGCTCACAACGAAGATCATAACACTGCAGTGCACCCATCTGATAGAAGACAGGAGCTTCGTGTTCTGCAAACTTGATTACATATATTTTCTCTGTTAGCGGGAAATAAATGATATCACCTTCTTCAGGTCGTATTGACGATGAATAGTCGCCTACTGCTTCATTATATCGGCGGTTTGCTACAGTAAATGTAATCTCATCGCGAATTTGAATATTAAACCTAGAAAGGAAATCGCCTTCTCCTTCGAATCCTTCAACATTCTTAATATACATCTCGATTTGATAGGACGAATTATACTCAGATAGTGCATCTGAATTGAAAACATTATCGCGAGATACGACTGTACGTGGACAATAGAACACATCATGACCATAGATCTTGATAGATTCGATGATTAAATCTTCTATCAGAGTCTGTTCAGGACTGTTGGTAAAATTGTCGAAATACGGGTTTGTGGCCATTACGGGTTTACATTTCCTATTTTTACTGTATAATTAGCTAGTGCTACTTCTGCAAATACTAGTGATATCTCTACCCTATCATATCCATTACTGGTAGACTGTAGTTACTGATCATTTCTTCTTCTAATTTTGTAATTTCAGCTTGTGCGTCATCATATATTTGTCTACCGTTAAATGTAACCCCTCCTGGCAATTGCAACCCTTCAAATTTTGTGAGGTTTGTACCCCATTGGCGTTTGATAAGTTGAGCAGCGTAGTATTGTAACCATCTGTCTGCCCATACATCTGAATATGTAGTGGGATCGACTAGCTCATATGCTTCAACGAGTAAATACTGACCAACTTCTAGATCGCCTGCCGTTTCGTCGATATGCAATCTATTTCGATGTCTATTGTATCGTATTTGTGGTTTGCCTACTAGAAGTTCTTGTACAAGCGCTAGATGCTCCATCGTCATGTAGTAATCTAGCAATGCTACATTGGTCAAGGTATAGAGATCGTTCAATGCTATCTGATACCTGATATTGAAGATGTCTCCAGAAGAAGTATTCGGATCACCGATAGGAAACAATTTAACAGCACCGATAATATTTTGAGGTAAATCGATATACTTATTAGTTTTGGTGTCAGCTGTAATTAGATGTTTGTAGTAAATCTTCTCGCTGCCATCGAAGTGATAATCCCAATAAAAACGCAAAGCCTGGTCAATACGATCATCGACCTGATCATCATCTACATTTATCTCTATTACAGGCTTACCAAGAGATCGGAGGCAATACTCCTTAAATGCATCTCTCGTTGTTGGAACTGCCATCTTGTTTCTCCGTCTTATTATTTTTTATTTATCTAACTTGCATCCCTAGTTTTGTCACAGCTGTGCATATTATCTGCCAATCGCTGCGATAGCCTTATTGGGATCAGGCAAACGAATACTTATTTCTTTGGTACCTTTAATTGTGGCAACTAATATCTGCTCAGGCGGTACTCTAATATCTAGCGATGCCTGCGCAGTTTTGAGGAAGCTTCTATATGTAGCAGTTACAGCTATGGAAACAGGCTGTGCAGTAATTTCGGCTCTTATGACATTAACAGTACGTGTACCTGAACCAAGAGCAGAAGAATTACCAGAAACAATATTAGTAACCTTCTTAATTTGTCGTTCAGCGATACCACTTACATTTCCTGGTGCAGATCGTGGCAACGCAGTAAACTTAGATGTGATTATACGTACGCCTGTGCCTAGCGCCGAGTGATTTGATACAAGAGCACCGTTATTCGTTTGTGTTATCGACCTGATACCAGAACCAGCAACAACACTTGTTCCTTGAACGTCACCGTCAACAGTTACAACTGTTCGTTCACCTACACCTGTAGATGAGTTATCAGATACAAGATTACCTGAACCAGTTATAACACGCGTCGCTGTACCGCTGACAGAGCTAGAATTGACTGTAGTAACACCAGATACAAGTACTACTGATCGCTCTACTGTAGAGTTAATCGTAGAATTTGTAGCTTCTAGCACGCCACTAGTTTGAACAACTGTTCGTAGGCCAGTTCCAGAAACTTCTGAGTTAGTTGCAGATACACCACTCTTATAAGTGATCTCGCGTTCACCTGTACCAAGAGCAGAGTTATTGCATACGAGGATACCAGCGCCAGATACTCCGCGACCCATTATAGCTTGTACAGCGGATACTGTTGTTACTAGGCTACCTTGCGTAGATTTAACTTCTCTTTCGGCCGTAGCAGATACAGATGCCGAGGTAGTAAGAGCAGCAAAGGTAGATGTGATTTCTCTCTCACCAGTACCAAGCGTAGAACCTGCGGATTGTAATGTACCGACACCCGTAATAACACGCTCAGTCGTACCACTAACACTTGAATTAACACTGACAAGATCAGCTGATACTGCCGTGATTTCTCTTTCACCAGTGCCGAGCGCAGAGTTGTCAGATACTAAGTTGCCGCTTGTAGATACAACAGTACGTAAACCTGATCCACTCGCTTGTGAAACCTGAGGTGTAGTAATACCACTAACATATACGACTGATCTTTCACCAACACCTGTGCTTGAGTTTTGAGATACAAGTGTACCTGTACCAGTAATCTCTCTTTCGACCGTACCTGAAACAACAGAAATATCTGAAGTAAATGTACCGACGCCTGTAATCTCTCGCTCAGCAGTACCAGCCAGTGTAGCAGAAGTAACTAGAGCCGCAGATGTAGTTGTAATAGTACGTTCGCCCGTACCAAGTACCGACGAACCAGCAACTATGCTAGCATCGACAGTTGTAACTGTTCTGACACCAGAGCCGCTAATGCTACTATTATCTGATGTAACACCAGATACAAACTTGATTTCTCTTTCAACTGTACCAGAAACACTAGCAACTTGTGATGCAAGAATTGCTGTTGTAGTAGTGATTTCTCTCTCACCAGTACCAAGAGCAGAAGAACCAGATATAGCAGAACCAGTACCAACGACCTCACGCTCACCAGTTGCGCTGACTGAAGCCTGTGATTGTAGTGATGCATCAACTGTTACGACTGTGCGTTCAACTGTACCGCTGACAGAGCTAGAATTGATTGCAGCAACACCAGAGACAAGTACTACCGATCGCTCAACTGTACCAGAAACGGAAGCGTTGTTGGCAATCGATGTACCAGAACCAGTAACCTCGCGTTCAGCTACACCGGAAACAGATGCAGAAGTGACAAGAGTTGCATCAGTTGTAGTGATTTCTCTTTCACCTGTACCAGTCGAAGAGTTAGTAGCATTTAGCGCGCCGCTAGCAACTACAGTTCTGATACCAGAGCCACTGACACTGCCGTTATCGACTGTTACACCACTGACAAATACTACACTTCTCTCACCAGTTCCTGATACACTATTTGTTGTAGTCAGTTGTGCTGTTGTCGTCGTGATCTCACGCTCACCAGTTCCGAGCGCCGAAGAACCAGATACAAGAGTACCAGCACCGGTAACCTCTCTTTCAAATGTACCCGCGACTGATGAGCTAGTAGTAAGAACACCAGCACCAGTAACTGTTCTAATACCCGTACCTGAAGCAGAAGAATTAGTTGACGTTACTCCGCTGACAAATGTGATTTCACGTTCACCAGTACCGACACTTGAATTAGTAGAATTAAGTGAACCAGAACCAGTTACTTCACGTTCTACTGTACCACTTACACTCGCGATTGCACTTTGTAGTGTAGCCGATACAGATGTTATTTCGCGTTCACCTACACCTACACTTGAATTAGTAGATGTTAATGTACCTGAGCCTGTAACCTCTCTTACACCTGTGCCGCTTACACTTGCTTCAGTTGTAAGAGTTGCATCGACTGTTACAATTTCTCTTTCACCTGTACCAGAAACAGATGCACTCGTAGTGAATGCCGCTGTAGTTGTGGTAATTTCTCTTTCACCAGTACCAAGTGCTGAATTATTAGATGTTAGCGAAGCAGACGTCGAAACAACTGTGCGCTCTGCAGTACCACTTACTGATGCTGAAGTAGTTAGAGCTGCATTTACTGTTGTAACTTCTCTTTCGCCAACACCTGTACTAGAGTTAGTACTAGTGAGCGTACCTGTACCAGTGACTTGACGTTCACCCGTACCGCTAACGCTTACGGTATTTTGTGGTAATGTGCCAGTGCCAGTGATTTCACGCTCACCCGTACCCAACGCAGAGTTGTTCGATGTTAGAGCAGCAGATGTCGAAACAACAGTTCGTAAACCTGTACCACTCGCAGATGCAGAAGTTGTTAGCGTAGCACTAACAGTAGTAACTTCACGTTCTGCAACACCCGTCGAAGAGTTCGTCGACGTAAGTGTGCCGGTACCTGTAATTTCTCGTTCTGCCGTACCACTAACACTAGCCGATGTTGTTAGCAACGCTGTAGTCGTGGTGATTTCTCGTTCACCCGTACCCAGTGCAGAGTTGTTTGATGTCAGTGCGCCTGATGTTGAAACAACAGTTCGTAAACCTGTACCGCTGATAGATGCAGACGTAGTTAGAGTAGCACTAACTGTAGTAACTTCACGCTCAGCGGTACCTGTAGATGAATTAGTAGATGTAAGCGCAGCAGATACAGTAGTGATTTCTCGTTCTGCAGTACCTACAACTGTTGAATCACTTGATACAAGAATACCAGACGCGGTTCTAGCGGTGAGACCAGTACCAGATACGGAAGCTGTTGTTGTAAGAGATGCACTAGCTGTTGTAATCTCACGCTCGCCTGTGCCCAAACTTGAGTTAGTAGTTACAAGAGTACCTGAACCAGTAACCTCACGCTCAGCTGTACCAGATATAGAATTAGTAGTAGTAAGAGTACCTGAACCGGTGACTTCTCTTTCACCAGTACCACTGACACTAGCCGATGTTGTTAGCAACGCTGTAGTCGTAGTAATTTCGCGCTCGCCGGTACCAAGTGCTGAGTTGTTAGAAACTAAAGTACCACTACCGGTAACTTCTCTCTCACCAGTTCCAGACACTGAGGCAGTTGTAGTCAGACTACCGCTGACCGTAGTAACTTCACGCTCAGCCGTACCAGCAGATGAGTTTGTGCTGATAAGTGATGCTGAAGTCGATACTACGGTTCGTTCTGCTGTACCACTCACACTCACATTATTTTGCGGTAATGTACCAGAACCAGTTATTTCTCTCTCACCAACACCCGTACTTGAGTTAGTTGCAGTGAGTGTGCCTGAGCCTGTAACTTCTCTTTCACCAATACCGCTAACAGATGCTGACGTACTGAACGAAGCGCTGACCGAGGTAATTTCTCTTTCGCCAGTACCTACAGATGAGTTATTGCTAGTAAGAGTACCCGTACCAGTAACTTCTCTTTCACCAGTACCACTAACACTCGCTGATGTTGTCAGTGTAGCTGTAGTTGTTGTAATCTCACGTTCACCGGTGCCAAGTGCAGAGTTGTCGGAAACTAAAGTACCGCTACCTGTAATTTGTCTTTCGCCGCTACCAGATACTGATGCGGTTGTAGTCAGACTACCATTGACTGTAGTAACTTCACGTTTAGCAGTACCAGTAGACGAGTTTGTACTAGTAAGTGATGCTGAAGTCGATACAATAGTACGTTTAGCTGTACCACTTACACTAACATTATTTTGTGGCAGTGTACCAGAACCAGTGAGCTCACGCTCACCTGTTCCAACAACACTATTAGTGGCGGTGAGAGTACCAGTTCCCGTAATTTCTCGTTCGGCTGTACCTGTTGTAGAGTTTGTAGATGTGAGTGCGGCAGATACAGTTACAACTTCTCTTCCAACTGTACCACTGACAGCTACATTTTCAGATACTAATGTTCCTGATGCAGTGACTGCTCTTTCAGCAGTACCACTAACAGAGGAATTTTGAGATGCTAGAGGAGCGGTTGTCGTAGTGATCGTGCGTTCACCAGTACCCAATGAAGAACCACTAGATACAAGTGAACCAGAAGTAGAAACTATATTACGCTCAGCTGTACCACTGAGTGTAGAAGCTTCTGCAGCTAATGCTGCTGATACGTCGATCTCTCGTTCTACGTAACCGAGCTCGACATATCCGTCTACTACGTAAAATCTATCAGCCATATTTCACCACGCATGAAAAAGACCGGTCGAGCCGGTCTTTTGATGTGATTAGTCTTTGGCCGAAAGTGAGGTAACGGTCAAAGACAACGTTACCCATTTTCATTAAATATTAAGCCGGAGCTGTATAAGAGAGCGCGCTTACGGAGACAGTATCACCAGTACCCAGATTGGTAGATGACAACTGAATAGATCCGTTAGCGTCGTCGTCTGAACTTACATCACCTTCAAAGATCACGTTATCGTTTGAATCTACAACTTCAAACCAACGTACGGTGCCAGCACCAGTATTCGTGTTAGAAGTAATAGTGTTAGCCGTTGCAGTTCCTGAAGCAGCAGGTCCAAAGGCAGGATCGCTCAGAGGAAGAGTTGCTAGAACCGTACCACCTGCACTAGCACCGCCATTAGTATCATAGAAGTACAGCTTGCCGTTACTGCTGCCTGCATCGATTTGATCTACGACGGTGTCAGCGATCAGGTTCCGAATGTTTGTCGGGTGTTCGAGTGTCGCCATTTTTGTTTTCTCCTAAGGTTTCTTTAGAATTATCTATTGATTTCAAATTTAGTTTGATTACAGACCCGTCGGCCTTTTTAATCTCTATTGTTCCAGATAAGCCTGTTTGTTTCATCTTGTTACCATATTATTTATACAAACTAGTTTTTTTATTTATGTATTTACAGCGCTTGACATTAGTTAGCCTCCAGTGCAGCGAGTCTAGTCTCTAGTGATTCAATCTTAGTAAGGGCTTCTTGCAGTGCCGCAGTCAGTAGAGGCACTAGCTTGCTCTGATCTATACCTTGATAAACGGGGTTGCCTTCGTCGTCTACTTCGTCCTTAGTTCCGACAATAGCTTCAGGGACTACATCAGCAACTTCGTGCGCAACAAATCCGTCTACAGTTGTGTCAGGGTCTGCAATAAAATTAAAGCGATGGACAGGGATTTGCCTAAGACGGTCTGTAGCGTTGTCTAGACTTACTACGTTTTCTTTGAGGCGGTAGTCTGATGAGGTGTTGTAAGATGTTGTTGAGCCGTTTGTGCTAATAGTTCCAACATTAGTTGTGTTGTACCTAAATTGAATGATAGCACCAGTAGTTGTTCTTCTAGATATGTACATGGAGTCAGATGACGTTGCCGCAGTAAATATGCCGTTGGCAAGAAGCCTAATACCAGAAACTGTACCAGTTGCGCTAGCATTATCAGTAGTAGCAACCAGCAAGTTACCAGAGCTATCAATACGCATGGCTTCTGTTGGAGTAGAACCTACATAGGTGGCAACTCCACCGCCAGATAACGCTGAAAACTGCGCAGTTTGGGTTCCATCATATTGAAGTTCTAATGAACCTGGATTGGAAGTTCTGTTAGCAATAATGGTTGAACCGCTGGTATTTGTCGCCCTAATTGCGCCCGACACATCCAATCTATAAGTTGGAGAAGTACCAATACCGACATTACCCGACGGATCGATACGCATTCTTTCTGCAACAGCACCAGAACTACTATTTGTATTAAAAGCAATAACGCCTTGTCTATAGAAAGAAGCAATGGCACCTGCATAGCTTGCAGACCATCGAGAAAAACTGCCCGAAGTATTAACATAGCCATTAGTACCTATATGAATATCAGCGCCTTGACCTCCAACATGATACGACTGAATAGCAGTGTGTTGTCCATTTACAGAATCATTAAACTTAATCATACCATCAGTTGTGCTAGTGGCATAACTAGGAGTTTGTATGTCTAATCTTGCGCCAGGAGCCGTAAGTCCAAAACCTACGTTACCAGAGCTATCGATACGCATGGCTTCATTTAGAGCAGAGCCGCTATGCGTAGAGAAAGTAATAGCCCCTGTTCTGCTTGAGTGACTTAGATTGATAAAGTTCATTTGAGATACAACTAAGCCATTACTGTTGTACCCACCTATGTTTGAAAAGTTGCCGTCTGTAGCTGATATATTACACAGGTTTATTACTGCCCCATTGTTAGTAGCAAGGTTTGTTGAAGTGCTAGACGCAGATTGTAGTATTGATCCGCTTGTCACTTCACTTCCAGCAGTTGTAATGCTTGACGATGTTTTACCAACTAGCAAGCGACCAGAGCTATCGACACGCATGCGCTCTGCGTTGCTTGTAAAAAACGTAAGAGGAATTGCTGTGTAAGCGGCTAGTCTATACTCGCCAGAGGACGTGTAAAGATAACCATAAGTTGTACCTGCGGCTTTAAACTCCATACCGCTGTCTGATGTACCATCTATAGAAAGAACACCTCTGCCACTACCCGTTAAAAGATTAGCGCCAGTTCCGTTGATGTTTAACTCACCAGCGCTATTAATACGCATTTTTTCAGATGAATTTATAGACCAAGCATGAACACCGGCTGCAGAAGCTACGTCTCGTGTCCAAATAGCACCAAGATAAATGCCATTATCAGAAGAAGTAAATGACAATCCTCGGCCGTTATCAGTGCTTGCTGTAAACCTAGCGGCTGTACCCGCAGAGCCTTTGCTTACATCTAAATTATAAGCAGGATTGTTTGTGCCAATTCCAACATTACCCGACGCATCGATACGCATGCGCTCTGTAGAAGCCGTATTAAACGTAAAGGCTCTACGGTTTGCTGTTGTTGCATGTAATTCGTGGTAAAACTTTAAGTAAAAATCCTTTTGCCCATTAGTGCCTGGATTACCAAAATAAATGCCACTCTCGCCCGTACCAGCAGTTAACAAACTAAGGCCTACATTACCACTGTTTTCTAAAACAAGTTCATCCGCGTCGGCATCCGCACTAACGCTTCCTGCGCTTGCAGAAAATACATTGAGCTTTCCATCAGGACTCGTAGTACCAATACCCACATTTTTATTAAACGACCATGCATCAGGACTAGAATTATAAGTTAGAGTTGCACTTGCACCATCAACAGTAATACCTGCACCATCGGCAGCTGCCGCATTTTCAGCTCCACTAGCAAGAACAATATTTTTGTCGTCAACAGTAAGAGTAGTAGAATTAATTGTAGTGGTTGTTCCATCAATTTGTAGGTTACCACTGACAACTAAATTACCACCGATTGTAATATCATCTGGCAATCTTGCATTTGCTATAGTACCGGTGAGTTTTGTTGCCGCCATTGTATCTATTTTTGCATTCGTAACGGCACCATCTTTTATTGATGCTGTATCAACTGAGTCATCTGAAGGTCGACCAATATCAAATACATCACCTAAAATAAGAATATAATCAATTACATCGCTCGATGTCAATGCTTCGGCAAATGTAATTGTTGATCCACTAATCGTATACGCAGCGACTGGGGCCTGTGTGACACCGTTTACAGACACGATCATATTTCGCTCAGAGTATGGTACGAACGCTACTCCGTCGCGCAGCAGGCTATATGAAACACTACCATCAGTAGTGATACTATCTAATAGTGCATATTGACCAGCTAAATTTTCCTTACCTATAAATGGCATTAGCTACCGTTCCTTATTGCGAGTGATCCATAAACTGTACCTGCTACAGAGATAAAGCTATAGATGTCTGTGCCTGTAGATGGTGGAGGTATGATACCTTCTGACCAATTGACCGCATCAGCTCCAGCAACTTGCCATGTAATCGTGTGTGCTGTTCCACCATTGTTGACTTCCAATGTCCAAGAAGTGGTATGTGTTCCGGGCACATTCGTAAAGTTTGCAGTAAATGCTCCTGATCCTGTGTGCTCGAACGAAGAACCATCGTTGAGACTGTATGTCTTCGTGCCGGTTCCTGAAGTCGCCGCAACTTTCTTTTCGATGAACGAAGAGTGAGTGATAGAACCACCACTAATGTCAGCATTTGTAATCGTACCAGAGCTGATGGATGTACTTGTAATAGAACCAGTGGTGATAGTAGTATTGCTTATGCTAGCATCTTCAATCGTTCCAGCGCTGATTGATGCTGTGCTGATAGTACCACCGGTGATATCGATATCCGTAAATGTTGTCGACGTCACTGCAGCCGCGTTCACAGTACCACTTTCAATTGTAGATGACGTGATAGTACCACCAGAAATATCGGCGCCAGATATCGAACCAGCCGAAATACTAGCAGCATTGATCGTGCCTGTCTCTATAGTTGTATTAGAAATTGAAGCATCTGTAATTGTTGTTGCATTGATGGTACCAGCTTCGATATCGACACCAGTAAGAGTGCCACCAGTAAGATTCAAAGAAGTATTTGATATAGTAGCTGTATCAATAGTCGTCGACGAGATAGTACCGCTATCAATATCAGCACCAGCAATAGTACCAGCAGAGATCGATGATGCATTTATTGTGCTAGTTTCGATATCCGCACTGGTAATAGACGTACTGGTAATAGAACCAGTGGTGATAGTAGTATTGCTTATGCTAGCATCAGCGATCGTGCCGGCAGAAATACTAGCAGCAGATATCGAACCAGTACTGATCGCCGTAGAACTAATAGTACTACTTGAAATAGTAATATCAGAGAAACTAGTTGAAGTTACTGCTGTCGCATTTACTGTACCACCTTCGATATCTGCTCCGCTAATAGAACCAGCTGAAATAGCAGTGGCATTGATAGTACCACCTTCTATATCTGTTCCGCTAATCGAACCAGCTGAAATGCTAGCAGCGTTGATAGTACCAGTTTCTATACTTGTATTACTGATAGCTGCATCAGCGATAGTGCCCGATGTAATTGATGCGGTAGATATTGTGCCACCAGAAATAGTAATATCAGTGAAACTAGTAGAAGTTACAGCGGTAGCATTTACTGTGCCAGCTTGAATATCTGTATCAGTAATTGTTCCAGACGATATAGCAGTAGCATTGATGGTACCACCTGAAATATCGCAATTAGTAATCGTTCCGTTTTCTAATGAAACGGCAGTATTTGATAAGGTCGCAGTATCAATTGTTGCAGACGTGATTGTACCCGCGGTGATCGTTGAGTTTGCGATCGTTGCGTTTTGTATTGTTGAACCATCGATACTAAGATCAGTGATAGCTCTTACTGGCGCCCTACCAAGAAATGGCATTATTCAGGCTCCGGCCAACCGTTCAAATCCCTTTCTGCAGCTTCAGCCGCTGATACGGCATACAAATTACCGTCAGCATCAAATTCTATACTAGCTAAATCAAAATCATCTGCTACTTGAAAAAATATTGGATCGTCAAGAGTTAAACCAGTCGAAGCCTCTATGTCAGCTTTTTGATCTGGTGTCATCTCATGACCCATGTTGAATGCTATTCTATCGTATCTGGTTGTATTGCCAGTTTTACAATATACCCAATAATCAGCCATTGTTATTCTCCGTAAAAATTTCTATATGTATTTATGTTT